GACAGCGCCTATATCTAGCATAGTGCTGCCCGGCAAGCATCCAACCGATAGGGTGGCTCCATCAATTGGTCGAGTAATACTAACGACCTCGTCGCTGACGCCGTTTGGTCCAATGGTCGATGACCAGTTACTTTTTGTGCAATGATCGCCAATGGATAGAATAGCACCCGGCACCGCATCTGCCGGGTAAGGGCTGACAGATGGCTGCTTGACCCAATTAGCAACACCGGTATTTGGGCTGTTGTTGACATATGGGATGTTGTTTTGATCAAGCCAGATTTGTTCCGTCGTGTCCGTGGATTGCGGACCCCGGTTCCAAATGCTGTTGATACTGGCGCGCAGGTAAGCATTTTGTGTGCTTTTGGCCGCAATCGCCGCGGCCGCCCCGTTCTGCGCGCCCGCGCCGGTAACGCCCATCGCTTGCCCTGCGCTGCTTGCTGGAGCCGCATGCAACGCGCCAAATTGAAAAACAAGCGCCAGTGCGGCAGACGCAAGCAGTGAATTTTTTAGCATATCAATTCAGCCCCGTGAAAGTGCATGTGGCCGTGGTAGCAGACGTGATCTGCACGATAGCAAGCGGTCGGATGCCGATGTCTGCCCCTCCCGCGTAGCCAATGACCGGAAATGATAGTGTGTTGCCGTTCGCGGCCTGCACCACAACGTTGCCGGACGCGGTGCACACGGTTTCCAAGCCGCGCGTGGGAGTGCTGAGCGCGGTGCTACCGGGGGTCATGCTGGTGAAGGTGCTGTAGCTCGCATTGACCGCAATATCGGCCTGCAAAGCGCCGTAGAGGGCTTTTTGCAAAGCGATGGTGCTGCCGGAGCCGGTGCCACCCCAGGCCGTGTCGGCGGGTGTGCCGAGGGCAGCGTCGGCAAGACTGTCCATGGTGAGCCAGGCAGCGCTGCCAGATGGCCCCTGAGTCACGGTGCCACCGACACCTCCGCCACCGCTCGAGCAAGGCACCGGCGGGCTGTTGGCCGAGTTGTTCGCCGGCGGGCAAAGGGTCACCACGGAGGGGATGGCGCCGTTGACGCCTGGATAGCTTTTGTATGTCGTCTGCGCGCTCGCATGGCTGCACATGAGCGCGAGCGTGAGCGCGCAAAAAAGTCTGCGTGTCATGAATTACCCTCACGATTTTACATGGTGTGGGTCGAAATTTCAGCGCCCCTGCTGGTTGCAGTGCATCTGCCCATAATGACAAGGCGAAGCGACCGTGTATGGCTGCACATGTATTTTTGCGGCCATCTGGTTCACCAAGTTGACAAGGTCGCTGATTTGATCGTCGGTTCTATCCATGCGCATTTCTGCGGCCCTAAGCCTGTCCTCAGTTTCAATGTGCCGTTGATCGGCGCGGCGCATTTCCTCCTGGATCAACTCGGCATTTTTTGTGGCCGCTGCCCGCGCATCTGCGGCTGCGGATTGCGCTGCCTGCGCTGCCTGCGTTGTGCCGTGCATTTCTGTCATAATAGCGTCGAAATACATTCCAGAACGGAACAGGCCACCCAACAGAAACATCACCAGCGTTAAATAGGCCAGGATAGCTTTTGCCCACGTGCTGCCCGTGAGAAATAACTTGTTTCCGTGTTGATCTACCATGTCCGGCCCCTTTGCGCGTTTAATGGAAAGATACGCGAATGGCGAGCCGTCATTTTGTCTCCGTTCGTCTAAAGTTATGTTTTCTATCAGCGCAGCCATGACGCATTAGGTCCTTGATTTAGGTTGCTGTCGCCGATGCGTGCGGAGATGTCACCGGGCCGCCCGAATCAAATGTGTCAGCGGTTCCAGCGGCATTGTAAGTTACTACAGAATAATTCCACTGACCGGAAGTCAAACCTCCGACAACATAAGATGAGGTTGGCGCCGCAATATCAATATACTGCAATATGTCAAAATCCCCACTTTGCCAGTAGAATACTCGATAAAATGTCGGCGCGGTTTGGCCGGAATTAACACTCGGAGCGTTCCAGGCTAGCCGAGCGCCTCCAGACTGCCCTGTGGCTGTAAAACCTCCTGTTGTGCCTGCTGCAATAAGAGGCGGCAATGGCGCTGTTCCGGAAATTTCTGCGGTCACAATGACCGAAGACGATAAACCGAAAACCGATTGCAAACCGGCATAATCGCCAATTGTTGGGTCGGCGCTGCCATAGACTGATGCTGGCACGGCGTAACTGGCCGCAGCCCCTGTAATTGTCAAAGGCGTGGCGTCGCCAGGTTGCAGCAAATAGCCGGTCGGCGCAGTCGCCGGCGGGGTCCAGGAGACTACCACGCTGCCCAAACTGCCATCAGAATTGTAGGACGCCGCGGCAGCCAGACCGGTCGGCGCGGCTGTGTAAGCGTCCGCCGTCCAGGCTGATGTTGATGTGCCTGTGACCGCCTGTAAGGCCACGTAGAGATACCCATCGCCGTTCAGAATCCCAGAGTTCGTGGGTATCGTAATCGACCATCGCGTGCCGTCGAAGGTGGCGGCACTGGCCAGGAAATTTTCGCCGCCGTAGGTCTGCCCGGAGGTTCCGGCGGGGTATTTCGACCATCGGACATTGTAGCTGGTGGGCGATTGGTTGGCCGGCACAACCCAGCTTAGCGTGATTGAAGCGAACTGCGGGACGGTGTTGATCCCGTAATTGTAGGTGACAGCCAGACCCGTCGGGGCGGCCGGCGGCGCGACCTCGTAGGAATACGCCGTGCACTCATCCAGCGTCTGCGCGGCGTTGCCGAAGACGTTCACGGTCGGGAATTTGAAATAGATCGTCTGGCCGGCGTAGGTGGTCGGCACGTTGTAGGCAAAAACCACCGTCTGATCGATGCGGGCGAACGGCGCGCCTGGCGAGTGCGACGCAGGAGATGTGCCGTAGAGGCCGCGCTCCAGGTATGTGAGATTCGCCGTGTAGTCGCCCGTCGGCGTGACGCTGCCATAGGCCAGCAGCTCTTCATCGACCAGGCACAGGGTCCGGTAAGCAGCCGCGTCGGCATCGGTCGCAGTGGCGGGAATGACGCCGGTGGATTCGGTGAGATCGATCTCCAGCGTGTTGGCTTCATCCAGGCCCGTGGCGAGCGCCAAGGCGGCCGTCAGCGTGCCCTGGAGCGACTTGCTGCCGTTCTCGCCGATCTGCGTGTAATTGATGTCGTCGAACGACACAAAGATGCCGCAGCCCCCGTATTCCGCGCCGCCGCTGGTCGCCACCCAAATCTGATTGAGGCCCTGAGTGAGCACGGTGGGCGGCGTGACGAATGCCGGCGGATTGACGCTGCCGCCGGATACCCCGGTGTCGAATGGCGCCGAGCCTGCCCACGGCTCAAATTCTTGGATGACGGCCGTGCCGAGCGTGCCCGGGAACTCCTCGGCCGTGAAAGCCAGGATGCCCTTGTCGTCCTCGTCCACGGTCAGTACCCGCACCGGAACCGTACTAAGGCCGATATTCGGTTCCGTCAGGCTGACAATGTCGCCCGGCTCCAGCAAGATGAACGTCGGCAACAATTTGCATTTGTAGGTGTTGCGGATGTAAAGCTGGCGCAGGCCGATCAGGCTGACCAGCACGGCCGCCGTGCCGCCGTTGGCCACCTCTGTGGCGCTGACCACGTTCGGGCTTTGGATCCCCACCGCGTCGATCGAGGCCTGGTCCTGCCAGATGTAGGGCGTGGTCTCGTAATGGTTGCCGCGGATCGCGCAGTCGAGCTGCACGATGTTGTAGCAGTCCGCCGGGTCCTTGCGCGTGACGGTTATCGGGGGATCGTTCTTGTTTGCGTTTTTGTCGGCAACGACAAAATCATCCGGCCCAAGATCGTAGATCGGCGTGGTGTTCGGCGTGTAGGTGACACCGTTCGCGGTCAGTGTGCTGTCGCCGAGGCAGACGCATTTCAGCGCCGTGCCGGACCAGAAAATCCAGAAGTTGCCCAGCGTGGCCCAGCGCTGGAGAACGGACGTGACCTGCTCCTGATCTTTCAGGTAGGGCGAGACGAAAATGCCCTGCGCCAGATGGTAGGTGGTCAACGTCGAAAAACCATCGAGCAGGTCGGCGTTAAAGCCCACCCCATAACGCGGATTGGTCAGGAAATCGGGTATGATGTCGCCAAAGTTGGCGTCGGTTCCGGCGCCCCCTGATCCTGTGTGGTAGCCGGAGAAGGTGCTTTTGACCTCAAAATTGAACGCGGGAACGGTGGCGCTTTCGCCAAGCGCCAGGTTGCCGTTCGCGAGATAGGCCGTGTAGCTGTAGGTGACGGTGTGGCCGACGGCAAACGCGCTGGACCATTCGGCCTGGTGTTCGGTGCCCGGATAAAGCCCGAATCCGGTGGCGGAAAATGCCTCAAGGCTTTGGCCGTTCCACACTTGGTTGATGCTGATGGTGTAGCCGGCGGTCGCACCTTCGCAGAGCGCAAGCGCCACGGCGGCGAAATAGTCATTGTCGCTTTGCTTGCCGCCTTTGCCCTTGTCGGCAGGCTGGCTGTAAAAGCCGAAATAGTCGATCAGGTTCGGGGCAAGCCGGTTTTGTCCCCAGATAATCGGGATTGGCAGGCTCTGCGAGCTGGTCTGCACCTGGATGCCGGTATAAACCGGCGTCGATGTGGTCAGGCCGTTGCCACGGTTTCCGAACAGGCCGGCCATTACTTCGGCGCCCTCAACCTGGCCCACATGTCGAAGCTCACGCGCTCGCGCGCCTTGAGCTGCTGAAAATCGCGCAGGCTGGTGATGCAGCGCCGCTCATTCGCGAAGGCGTGGACGATGGTCTTGTCGTCCACGAGGATTGCTGAATGCGACACGCACCGGCCGAATTGATAGGTGATAACGTCGCCGGGCACCGGCGCGTTGGTCCGCTGACCGATCTTGTCCAGCCAGCCCAGATACCGCTCCTCGCTTCGGTGCAGGAACCACACAGGGCTGTAGGGGCGCGGGTCGAACGGTTTGAACACTCCGGCCTCGATCCAGGCCATGACCAGCAGCATGGAGCAATCCACCGCGCCCTTCGGCCCCTTGACGGCGCCGCACTGGCGGTAGGGCGTGCCGACCCAGGTCAGCGCGCATTCGATGACGCGGCGGCGCTGCCAGGCTTCGTGCTCCGGCGTGACGGGGAACGTCACAGGCTCCGGCATGATCGGCGCGGGGCTTTGCATCAGAGGGCGTAGGTCGCCGGTGGCACCCACGGAAAGCCGCGGAAGTGCACCAGGTTGTTGAAAAATGCGCACCCGTTTGCGCCGCGCGTGTGATCGCAGCCGTAGGTGACGGTGAACGTGTCGCCCTCGGCCGGCGTCTCGTAGAGCGGGTAGGAGAGCGTCACGCCGGCCGATGACGCGCCACTGATCGTGCGCTTGATGCCGGCCGATGTGCCGCTGGTGAAGGTGATGTAGCCCAGTGCCAGGTTGCCAGGCGTCGGTGGCGCCGCGGCGCCGAAGTTGATTGCGGACCGGGTGGAGCCGGCGCCCACCGAATTGCTGTTGGTGTTCGCCGCTCGAGACGGCCCACCGCCGGATGCGCCGGGGTTCGGTGCGCAGTTACCGTCGAACAGCGCATGCGTGCAGCCGAGCGTAAAGCGGTTACGCGGCATGTATTGCTCCAGCATCACGTTCGCGCCTTTGACCGTTACCGTGATGCTGAGGGCGTCGATATCGACGGAGGCCGCATTGCCCGAAAAGATATCGACGGCGCCCAGCGTTGTGTCGCCAGGCGTTGCCATGAACAGGCGGGACAGCAGGATGCTGGAATAGTCAAACAGGCCATTGTGCACAAGAAGCTTTAGATTCGATCCGTCAGGCAAGTCCGCGCCGGAGGAAAATATTTTGATTTCCATTTCCGGCACTTCGATGGTATTTTTCACGCCGAACTTCGTGCGGTCAATCAGCGGGCCAAGCGCCGAATAAGTGAAGCCGCCGACAAGCAGGTCTTCGTCGTAGCTGGTCCAGGTGTAAATCGTGCCATTGTTGAGCGTGAACTTGAACAGGTCGGCGACGATGTAAGGCTGCCGGCTGGCGAGGAAAGCTTGCAGGGTGGCGTTGGCAGCGCGCATGCGTGGTCCTCAGTTTTTCGTGCTAAACAACGTGATTTTG